AATTCATATGTTTTTTCTATTATTTTTATGTCTACCTTTAATTGTGTGGCATATAATTCATGGAAAAGGTCTGGATATAAATAAGATTTTATGCGATCAGGAGTATCTTTTTTAGAAAAGAAATTTGATATAATCTGTTTTGCTGCTAAAGAAAATTTAGAATATCTCCCATCAATAAAATTAAAGAAATCATTTTCATAATCTAATAGATTAAATATATACAAAGCATAGCCTTCAAAATATATTACCTCAGAGAAAAACTTATGCTTTGTTAAATGTTTTATTTCAAAAAGCCTGAAGGATGTCCTTTTTTTAATTTTGTATAAACAAAAGAAGTGGCATTTATCAAAATCAAATTTGTTTTTCCAAGAAATAAAAGTTTCTTCAGGTACGTATTGTATCCCTTTTTTAAATCTTAATAAGGGATACAAGAATACCTTGCTTTTTTGAAAGTATTTTTTATTAGCTATCATCATAGTATAATTTTACCTACAAGAAATTTATAAGGCAGGGTATACTTTGCATTTGTATAGTGATAATTAGCAACTTGAAGAACATTGTCTAGCCTTTCTATCCATTGCTCTATAGTAGGCTCAGATACATCAAAAATATAAACTTGTTTATACTTATCAATTACTATAAATTTAAACAAAATTTTATAATTATTACACTCATCCTTATGATTTTCATAGACAAGCTTAGAATATATGGCCGCTTGGAGCCAATAATTCCAAAATTCTACTGTCTCTTCAAAGTCTGTTATAGTTTTTCCAGTTGTTTTAAGGTCACATATTGTCACTAATTCTTTTTCATCATCTATTCTGTAGTGATCTACTATACCTTTGAGCCCAAATTTATAATCTTTTAACTCACAATCAAGCATTTTTTCTGCATACAGTCTTACTGGGTCAAGAGGAAAGTCAGAACTTTTCTCTAATAATGTTTTGGAAACATCCTCATTGTTTAAAAGTATTTGTACTATATCCTGGCATTTTTTCAATGTATCAGAATCAATAACATCAACTAAAGGATTAGATATAAAGCTCCAGTATAAATCATTAGAACTATTTTGTATTTTTCCTAGCCTTGCCTCATCTTTTTTTAGACTTTGGTACAGATTCTTTTCTTGAAGAACTAATAATATTAATTCAGTCCATTCTTTATCTTGAGATAATAGGTTTTGATTTACTTCAGATACTTCATTTAATCTATAAAGAATCTTCCTAACATTATCTGTTGGGGCTTTCTCTGGGATAATTTTAAATTTTTCTTCTAGATTATTAGGCTCAAACAAAAGGCAGTGGATGAGCTTCCCTTCTATTAAATGCTTTTCAGTTCTTTCTTCTTTGTCTAATAATATATAATCCTTGTAAAATAATACAGGAGAAAACAATAGTTTATTTAGTGAAGAATAACTAAACTTAAAAGATTTTTTATAAAATGCAGCTTCTTTTTTTTTATTTATCATTATTTTGATTTTCAAAGTCTTCTAAATATTCAAATAATTTATCACTTAATTTATCACTTACTATTTTACCGGCAGAAATTTTCTCTAAGCATTCTCTACCAACAGGGAAATGATTTTTCTTTCTTATGTCTTGGAAAGTAATGTTATATTTATGTAAGTGATTCCAAAGTTTTTTTTTTAGTGCTTTTTTCATAATTCTAATTTTTAAATTGATTAAAGGGGGTGGTTAGCCCCCATGATTATTAGATATATTTTTTGAATTCATCTTTTATGTTAACCTTAAAACTATATATTTCTCTATTATATATTTTAATCTTTTCTCTGCTTTTTTTTTCAAGAAACTTAAAGCTTTCTTTTGTAAGTTTATCTTGCTGATGAAGTGCAATTATTAAGTTCTCAGTTTTCATTCTATCCCATACTCCTAGATTTATAAACCATCCTTTGCAATCTTTATCTTTATTAAAATGATGCATATATTTTCTAATATTCTGTAAAAATTCAAACAAAATATTAATATTACTTCCTGGATCTATAGTAGGGATTATTTTTTTAACCATAGAAAAATTAGACTTATCAGCAGATATTATCATAGATATAAGTTGTTTTGATAAATCTTCTGTTATTTCTATAGTAGGATGCAGGTTTACAAATAAGCTTTCATGAACTAAATCTTTCTTCTCCATTAAGATATTAAAATAAGTTCCTCCTATGTAATATCCATTCATTCTTCTCCATTGGGAGCTCTTGTCAGCAAGACTTTCAGTATTAATATATCCACCAATTGCTCTCAAATTATAACCAGCATGTGTTACTTTTAACATTTTATACCACTTGCTTACATCTATCTTAAAGAATGTATTGTTTTTAGAAAATGCACAGTTAGTATTGCTATTACTAATATAGAAATCTGCTTTTTTATAATCACTAACTAATTTTATATTATAAGGCTTAAGAATGTTAGTCATTCTTGCAGATGTTTTTGATGATCCCTGTATGATAAAAGCTTTTTTATTTTCATATTTTTTTATATCAAAGTTTTCTTTTAGTATATTCTTATTCATATACCCATTTAATTCTTCTTCTGTTAGCTCATATATATGCCCTAAATATTCTGTGCTATTATTTATTCCTATCAATATAAGCTTGTCATATGACAAGTTGAATTCTTCAAATGTCTTTTTTGGTATTTTTAAATAAGGTGTTTTCATTACTTCATTGTCATTTTAATGATTTCAGGATTCATCATCATGCGGTTAAACTTAGATTTGTTCCCGTTAAATATTGTTCTTACAATAAGATACTTCAAATCATTTGTGAAGATATCTTTAGTACATAGATATATTAACCTGTCTGTTATTTCTTGGTTGATAGTATTCTTTTTGGAATAAGCTATTGAATAGTTAGCTAACCTTGTAGCTAGAGTTGATGCAATATCTGCTCTATAGTCAATACCTGTTCCTATTGTATTGGTTAATAATTTCTGCATAATCTTTTCATCTTTCTCAAACAGAAGCTTTTTAGGTGTAGGTATCTTATCTAGTTTGTTACTAATAAACATTGTAAACAAAGAAGAAAACTCTTCTCCAACAGATCCTTCTCCTATGAGTTGTATCATAGGAAGATTACTACTGAAGTCTTTAAAGCTTGAAATAGAATTAAAGAATGTAGGGATGGCTCTTGCGTTAGTTTCTTGAGTAACAAGGTCTGGATGCATCAATAAGAAGTTTATACATCTTGTGTCTATTTCTGCTTCTTCTGCCCATTTAGCCCATACATCTATATCAAACTTTAGATTAGCTGTAATAAACCTTGTTTTCTGTGCAGGGTCAAGAGAATTGACAGAATAATCTCCGTTGTCAGGATTTGCAGTAAGTATTATGTGCCAATCTTTAGGAAGGGTCCATGATATATATGTTTGCCTATCTATCAATTCCATCACAGCTTGTATGAATCTCATGTCAGCTCTGTTCCAGTCATCTAATAACAAGATCCCACCATTCTTTTTGTTAGCAATCCACTCAGGAGCACAGTAAGACATTCTTTTTTTGCCAGTCATTTTATACCCTTGTCTTAAGTATTCACTTATTGCCATTTCATCTACCCATTGAGCAACCTTTTTGGATGTAGGTATATTTGTTGTTGTGTAATTTAAATTAGGATTAACAGTTGCTTTAACTTCTCTATACATTTGGAACTGTCTAACAGGGAATCCAACTAGGTCACCAAGCTCTTCTATTTGTGAAAGATTAAGTTTAACAAAATCTAATTTAGAATTTTTAGCTAATTCAACTATAGTACTTGTTTTACCAATACCTGATTCTCCAACAACTTCAACAGCTACAGGCAGCTTACCTTTAGATTGTAAGAATCTATTGTTTGTAATTATATGATTAACAAAATCTTTTAATTCCGTGATGTTCAAATTTACTTGTGCCATAGTTAATTAAGTTTTATAACTTTTCCTGGTAATGAATTATTCATGTCTGATACACTACTTAAAACCCACAAGGTATTCTTGGGGCAGCTCTCTGGAGAGCATGCTTCTCCATCTGTAAAATATATTAGAGTAGTGTATTTCCCATTCTCATTAAAATGATCTATAACAGGTTGGAATGATGTGCCTCCCCTACCTGTAATCTTTATATCCTTTTTTATATCAAGCTTTTCTAAGCTAGATATTTGGGTGTCACATTGAGCAACAGTTATTTCATGACCAGTTTTTGAGATGTGATGCAATTCATTTAAGAATTCATACAATTCTTTTATATTAACAGAACCTGATGTATCTATACCCACAAGAACATGGTTTCTTGTTTTGATTTTCAATGCTGGGTTTCCTATATACCTTTTGTTTATCTTTCTTCTGGTCTTCTTTGTGTATACTATAGAGGAGCTACCAATAAATCTTCTCAAATATCTCTTCCAATTAAATTTCTGGGGCTCTACATGTCTTATTCTTTTCAAGATATCTTTCATCTCTCCAGGAATACTTCCGCTACTTTTTTCTACCCTTTCAGCAACCTCATTGATTTGATAGTCTGTTTGTTTCTGTATAAGCTTTTTTGTCGCATCCGGGAGCTCTTCAAATTCATCCCATGTTGGGTGATCATACATAGAGTCTCCGTCCATTAAATCTAAAAGATTGTTTAGGCTTTCACAATTGCCATCATCATTTTCCTTTTTTAATAGTTCATAGTATATTTTTGTGCCTGCTCTTTCAGGAAGGGTCAGGTCAGGGAACGAGGACATAGTGATACCGCCTTCAGGTAGTCTTTCTTCTAAGATGTATTGATTTATTTCTAAATCAGCGGCTATGTTAAATAGTTTTTTGTCTGTATATAGGTCACGAGTCATCATGTGCCCAAAAGCAATGTGTAGGATTTCATGTTTAATTAACCCATATTTGTGTTCATCACTTAAGGACTGAAAGAAGATAGGGTTTATATGTAGGTATGTGAGTATACCATTTCTTGCTACACAAGCTGCTTGTATTTCTTCTGTAAAATTCTTTTTAAGACCTATTAAGAACAATCCATAGAAGGGTTCATTAAACAGAATCTTTTTAGAAACTCTACTAAGTTTATCAAACATTTAATTCTAGCTTTATATGCTTAATATTTTCATCCAGGTTGCTATGCTTTGAAGCATTTTCTAACCTTGTTAATACTATATGCTTGAATAGTTCTTTATATTTATCAAGCTTGTTTTGGTAGATTAGTATGTTGTATATATTGACTATAGAGGTATCTAAGTCTTTATCTTCATCAATGCTACAAAGGATTATTCTTTTTTTATCTGAGCATAAATTCATTGCTGTAATATAGGAGGATATCTTGTTATGATTCTTTAGAATACTTAAAGCCATATTTAGGTCCTCATTTGTTCCATTTACCATATCTATTATAGATTGGTAGTCATCTAAACTTAAGTGTTTATCCATTGATTATTTTTATTATTACACCTGGATTTTCTTTGTCATAAGAATACTTAGAAAATATAGGCAATAGGCAATCAGCATTGTCATCATCAATCCATCCAGCTTTAACCATATCATCTTGAACTGTCTGTGCGGGATTGATGTAGTCAAACTTATGCTTAGACCCTCTAATGAAAGTAAATTCTATATGAACAGGTTTGTCCATTTCTTTTATAGCTTTTTTAAATTCATTAGCATATTTTAAATAATATCCTTTAGTATTTTTTCTATATTTCATCACTGATTTACTTGCAATGAAGTGTTTTCCTGTCCATCTTCTTCCGTTCTTAGAAGAAGGTACGTTGCCTGGTATGAACCATTCCATATTATTTGTTTAGGCATTCTTTTAGGAGAGACTTAAATTCTTTGTGAACAGCACGGGGGCCATGATCTTTCACTGAATCAGAGAAGTCTTTGCTAAGATTTATAGAGAATCCAGGTATGTTGTATAGCTGCTTGTATTTAGCCATAGCTTTTTTCCCGGGCTCATCATTATCTAGAAATGCAATTAAATATTTGTATTTACCTTTTAGGTTTTTTATTATATAAGGTTTAATAATAGTGTTTTCACTGTCAGGAGCTATAGTTTCAATGATGTCATAATTAAAACTTGAGAAGCACATAATATCTTTCAATGAAGACCCTATTAATAAAATTTCTTTTGAGTATGTTAGTTGATCTAATCCCTGTATATGGTCAGAAATTTTTAAGAATTTGTTATCTTTTTTTTTAGGCTGATATATTTTATATATTTCAGAAGAGTTGCTATAGTATCCATATATGTAAGAGTGTTTTATTTTTATTATTTGTTCTCCGCTATCTGTTATTTTTTTTAAGATGTAATAATCAATTGGTTTGACATTATACTTATTGAGCAAGGAGCTGCCTATTCTATACTGGAGCCAGTATTTTGCATCATTTTCATTCCAAGCTCTGTTATGTATACTATCAACCTTCCATTTAGCAGCAGGTTTAAAACCAAATTTTAATTTGCCATTGGTTTTTATATACTCATTGTAATCTTTGAGTATTTTATTAATAGCTTGTAGGTATGCTATATTAAAACATTCAATTACAAAAGTAATTTTGTCACCAGATTTGCCTGAACTAAAGTCTTTAAAAAGATATTCCTTTTTATTTGTATCAACATATATGCACATGCTGGGAACAGAATCTTCTGTATTCCATATACTTGTTATCTTTATATTTTGACCTGATAAATTTTGGTCTAGATTAATATAGTATTGGAAGACCCAATATGAAGGAACATTTCTTATGTCATAAATTTTATTTTTAGTACTTATCATAATAAAATAGGGCAGCCCATAGAGCTGCCCTTTTATAATTAAAATAAATCAAAGTCATCATCGTCAGATGAGTCTTTATTTTCAAATAAATCAAAGTCATCATCATCAGATGAGTCTTTATTTTCAAATTTCTCCACAGTTTTTTTAACTAATCTTATTATATGCTTGTCTGCATTAAATTTAATTAGCTTAGATTCTTCAGCATCTAATGTTTCTATAGGTGTTTCTGCTCTAGATCTCTTAGGCAGGAATAAATCTAAGTTTATATATCCTTCTTTATTTTCCCATTCTCTACCGGCAATACACATGTTCAGGTAGTCAGAGTTTTTAAATAATTTAGAGCAGGCATCCATGAATTCAAATATAGTTTTAGCCTCTATCATATCTAGTTCATCTCTTATTCCTAGAGTTTCAGCCAAGAATACCATAGCTTTCAATGCTAATTCATCTCTTTTTAAAGATACTCCGTTATTTAAAACCTTATCTTGATATGAATATTGAGAGAACCTTACCCTTCCTACTTGACCTTTATATCTTTTGCTTTTAGGTTTTTTGTGGTCCGTTAAGAACCCTTGGAATTCCCCTTCAATTGGCTCTGTTTCTACATGTAAGGTTATATTGTATGCTTCCTTGTCATAAGGTGTTTGATCAAAGGATATGCTATTAATTTTTAGCTTGTGATTACCAACACTAATAACTGGTCTTATACTTCCTTGATCTGATTTGATATTTTTTGTATTAAACATTTATATAAATTTAAAGTGTTACTTAATCATTTTCATATGCTACCATGCAATCTTTTACATATTGCAGGTCGTTAGGTATAAAGGCATCTTCAAACATACCCATAGGAGACTTACATGTATTCTCTCCATTGTTTTGTGTTTCAAAGCCATAAGTGAAAGTTTTGTCATCATTTTTGCGTACCACCCCAAACAAAACTATAGAGAACAACCCTTCTAAAGTCAAGGTATTGTCTATCATTTTCCCAATAGTTTTTGCTTTTACTTTTCGGTATCCATTTATATCTGTACTATCTTCAGAGTGAGTCAGGAAAAATACAGTCAGGTCTTCTCGTAAGTCTTTTGGAGCTTTGGCTACAGCTGCAAGGTTTGCTGCTATTTGAGTAAATTTATCATATCCCTTTTCATTTGCTCTGTCAAAGTACTCAACAGAACTCATATATTGCCAGTCATCAATCACTAAATTTTTAATGTGTGGCATATTATTACTTACATGCTTCATAGCTTTTAGTATGCCATTAGCTGAGCATACATTACTCATATTGCCTTTTAGATTTTCTTTAGAGAAAAGTTTATATTTCTTTTTCCATCCTTTAAAAGGTAAGGATTTGCTTGCGGGATTAATAATGAATGATTCTTTAGAGGTAAGGTTTCTAATACTTGTAGATTTTCCTTTCCCTGAGTCAGCGATAATTAAAACAGATTGTGCCATTATTTTTTGTTTCTTAAAATATGATTAAGTGTTTGTAATGTATAGTTAATCTCCTCAAGAGCACTAACTAGATCTTTTATATCAATGTTTATTGGTGTATTATTCTCTTTAGTTGGTATGGGTTTCTTTGTTTCTTGTACTGGAATAGGTTGGTCTATATCAAAGTTTGCACCTTTAGGCTTTGGTTTCTTTCTTGATGTGATGTCATTGATTACCTTTAGTTCTGATAAAGGAACAAGGTGTGTAGTAAACCCAGACTTTGATGTGTTTAATTCATACTCTTCTCTCCAAAAAGGATTGTGTTTTAGCATGTACAATGTTCTTTTTAGGTCTTCAGATTGATATGTTTTACTAACAAACTCTGTATATATATCACATTCATTTTCTAATTCACTTGGGAAGAAAGTAATAAACTTTTCATCTTTACCTGAAGGTCTATAAGCCATTTTAGGTATAAATACATATTCATTAGAGTTTAAATCCTTAAAGAATTCTGTATGTTCTTCTATAAGCTTACTTATTCTTGTAAACTTTTCTTCTTTTGTTAAAGATTTTGAATTAATCATTTGTTTAAGTTTTTGTAGGAGGTGTGTCCATTTCAGAGACTTGCATCTTTTCAAACTCAGCCTTAAAGAAAGACATTCTTGCATCTCCATTTCTAGCTTTTAAAAAATGAAAGACTAAAGTTCTATCATCTTCTATAATATATTGATCAGGTCCATAGAATCTAATCTTTTGTTTGGCCGGTCTGTTAAGACCAATAAGCATGTCAGCATGTTGGAGCATAGCATCTGAACCAAATATATCAGATTCAAGAATATAGTTGCCGTACTTACCATTAACTGCTCTGTCTGGGTTGTCTATGTTTCTATTAAGCTGTGATAGTACTATAAACAAACAGGGATAATCCCGCTTGGTTTGTGTAAAAAATTCTCCTAATTCAAATAACATATCTTGTCTGTTGTTTTGATAAGGAGCACGTTTTACTAATATTGTATGGTCTAGTGTGATAATAGTTTTTATTCCCTTGTGTTCATTCATGTACATATCAATCTGTTCTCTCATTTTATTGATAGTCATTGGTCTGTTTATTTTGTCAACAGGGGATTTAACTTTATCTTTTGCATATTCATGGCAGGTATTAAAAGTATTAGAACTTAAGATGCTTCCTGCGCTGCATAGTTCTTTATATGTTTTTCCTGTGAATGAAGAGAATTGTCTGATTGCTGATGTTCTACCAACCATTTCAAAGTTAAACTCTAAAACTCTATAGTCTTCTTCCGGGTTTAAATCAAATGATTCTCTAACAATCTGGTCCTTTATTAAAGTCTTTCCTGAACCTGGTCTTCCACCTATAATTGTTAAAGTATTCCATTCAATACCATCAGTACCTGCATCATTAAACTTAGGCCAAGGGGTATAGATAGATTTTTCTATCCCTTCCTGCCTACGTTTCATATACCTTAATGCTTCATTAAAATCGTTATATTGGCTTTGCCATTCTTTTTCCATAATTTATCATACAACTTTTTCTTTAAAGAAATCATTTTCATTTTCTAGCCCCTCCTTAACCATATCACAGTAGTCAGCAAGCTCTGATACTTTTATCTTGTGTTTGTCTTGCTTGCTAATGAAGTATTGGCTTGTCTTCATGTACTGAAATTCTGTCTTACTATACTCATCAACATACATTTTTGTAGCTTTTATAACATCATTCCAT